ATTTGGAAATCCTTTTAACTCTTCTCTTAGTTTGGCGAGTTTCCCAACCTTTACTTTGTAACCTTTACGTTGTTCCCATTGCTGGCCTTTATCATCAGCCCAAGTTTCTCCAACTTCTCTTCTTACAACTTCTTTTGTATCAAACGCAACTGTCTTTTTAGTTTGGGTTTTGTGTTTACCCTCTAACATTTCACTAACTGCTTTGATGTTCTTTAATTTTGCCATAACTTTATTTTGTATATAAATATCTAAATATATTTAAAAATACATTAAACCTAATATTTGGTTCAATGATGCGAATGCCCCAGTCAACTTATAAGTGTTTCCTTTGTAAACAAATACAATACCCTCATTTGGTACAATCTTATCCTTACCACCAATTGCAGCAAGTCGTTCTAATTCCATTCTTAATTTTTCAATCTTTTTAACATCACCCGATTTCTGAACTACCTTTACGGTCTTATCCAATTCCTTCTGCATATCTCTCAATGCTTTGTTTGGGTTCACTACTAATACTGAACTCATAAATGAAAGTACCTCTGCTCCAACGCCTAAGAAAATATCTTCAAACTTACGAAGATTATCTTTTGATATTTTTGCCTGGTCTTGTTTATCAGTTTTCTTTGCCCAATCTAATACTTTGGAATCTTTGATATTTTTATTATCCAATCTAAATGATTTATCATCAAACGCCCATCGTTTTACCAATCCCATTTTGGTTTTGTTATCTAATGTAGATGGTGAGTTTGAATCAACCCAATTTTCCCACCAAGCCTGATGATAATTTGCAACACCATCTGAATCTTTTAGTTTAAATTCTTTTTGAAGTTTATTTAATTGTGAATTAAACTTACCTTGCATTGATGAAAGGTTTTTATTCTTTGGTAATTGAGTTACAGGTGGCCCTTGTATTGTGTAATTATCTTGTACATCTTTGTTGATTTGTTTAATCATACCTGCCAATGTTCTTGCAGTTGATGTATCAGCACCAATCGCCTCACCATCTTCATTATAATCCATAGTTCCGTGGAATACCAATAGTGGTTGACCATAAGGTACTACGTTAACTGAAGTTGGATAGATAACTTCTAAGTTCATAAACGATGAACCTTGTTTAAATATTTTATCTCTTTGTGCTTTTGATAGTGATTTAATCGCCGATGTTAAATCTTTCATAGCAAAATTGTATGCATCGGTTAAACCACCTCTACCTTGAAACTTAGATGCAACTCCACTAATATCTAATGCGTTTTCACCACTATTTTTTAAGTGTCCTTTATTTCTTGCTGCGATTAAACCTTTATCATCTCTCCAACTAATTGCTAATGCTTGACCATCAGTTTTTTCTCTTGCAAATTCTAAGTTACCATTTAATGCGTTTGATATAATAGTTTTTAAATCGCCAAATGTAAGATTCATTTTGATGTCAAATGGGTGATTCATATGTCCGTATGCACCACCTTCCATAATTAAACCCTCCCTCATAGGTTCAGTTTCTACATCTTGTGTAAAGTTAAACTTAGGTTCTTTTACAGGTGCATCTTTAGTATCTTCAATACCCTGCTCAGCATCTAAGAAGTCAACCAACTTATATCCTACGATTGTAGCAACACCTTTGATTTTATCAGCCCATGCTTTATATGCCGCATTACCTCTTAAATCTGTGTATCTTTGTGATTGTGCATCCAAACCTGCTTTACCAGATGGGAAGTATGATACTGGATATTTATCATCTATACCTCTTGCATCATCTGCGTAGATTGAATCATCATCGTTTCCTAAAATATAATCCACAACTTGCCACCCCAATACCTCTGCTGCATCATTACCAATTTTCTTATATGTTTTTGAATTACCATATGTAAATCCTGGTCCATCATCAACCACACTCTTTCCACTAGCTGGCGTTGCTGATGCTTCTGATATTAATTCATTAAAATCGAATGTTGATAGGAATGATTCCATCTTACCAAATATGTTTGTTAATCTTGTTGTAATCAATGTGAAGATTTTAGAATCAAACTTACCATCATACACTTTTTTGAATCCAGTGATTTTATCGGATTCACTACCTTGTGATAAAAGTTTTCTTGCTTCAGTTCCACTCATACCACCACCACTTGATGGTGCTACATAAACATATCCCTTATCCTCATATCCCTTATCGATTCTATCTGGATGGTATGGTTCAAAGTATTTACCTTTTAATCTGTATCTATCTTTCTCACCAACAACAGTTACGAAGGCAGTTGTTTTATTATCGAACTTACCAATAATTTCTTTAGGTGCATATGGGTTTTTAATTTCAACGATTTTGCTCGATGGGATACCAAACATCTTCATCATAATCATTTTCTTTTCTTTGAATTTAAAAGGTGATTTGATGTTATCGGTTTTATTAGATGTTCCAATGTAAACATTATCTTTACCAAACTTTTTTACTAAGTGTTGGTATGTACCATAATGCCCCTTATGGAATGGTTGAAATCTACCTGCGTAAACAACTACCTCTTTTTTTATATCTTCAGTTAAGATTCCCTTAACCCACTCTTTTATTAGATTCCCCATAATGATAAATATCCTTTAATTAGTAGAACCACTTTCTAAGGTTTCAATTCTACTTTGTAAATCTTTTATTATTTGTTGTTGGTCTTGAATTGCTTTAATCATTGGTGATATGAACTCTTCATATTTCAATGATAAATATCCCTCGTTTCCATTATAACCACCAAAATCATCTATATGCACATCAAACTCAGCAAGGGATTGTGATACTTCCTGTGCAATCAATCCATAGTGAGTTGTATTATCATCTTTGAAATCATACTTAACTGGTTTCAAAGATTCTATAAATCCTAAACCTAATGGAGAAATTTCTATATTCTTTTTTAGGTTTTTATCTGAGAGTGTATCTACTGAATTTTTAAGATATGCGGTTTGCCATCTTTGTTTTGGTCTACCCAATGTATATCTTGAACCTGATACAGATTCAAATAACGATGATGTAATAATTGGTGCAAAGTGTCCTTTATGTGCGGTTACCTCTTTACCATCCCATGTTAAGTAAGTATCTTTAAAGTGAAGTGTTTGTGTATCAATAGCAGCAACTCTTGCGGGTTCAACCATTCTCATTTCAGTTAATGCCCAACCCAATGCATTTACACCACTACCAACAGTACCAGTTGCATTTGAACCACTATACAACATTCCAATTCTAACTTTAAATGCATTTTCAATTGATTTATTGGAATTGTTTGTTGCTTCTATTTCTAAAATATCGGATATCGGAATATCAAATACAGTCCAACTTTTTTCAGTTGCGTTTTCATCTTTATACACTTTTGTGTAGTATGTAGTTGAACCTGAAATTATATCGATTTTATATTGTGGGAAGAATCCAGTAAATCCGCCACTATATGGGTGAGTAGTTCCCCTTACGGCAAATTGTAAATGTGCGTTCTTATATTCAGAACCTGCGAATGATTCTGAAATATGTATAAACTCCGATGTTAATGTTTTGTATACATTTGAACCTGTTCTAAATGTATTTTCCTTATTAAATACTAATTGATTTCCTATTAGGGTTGGTGATAAAGATGAACTTGCATTAGCAACGTCTTGTTGAGTAAAATCATTTATAAATTTATAATCTTTACTAACACCACTTATATCATACCAACTTTTAAATTCAGCAGGATATCCCACACCATCTAACGCAGAACCTGTAACCAACATTTGTGGTGTAGATTGGAAAACCGAAGATAATGACCACTTACCATGTGAACCTTGAAATGATGTTTTAGAAGAACCAGTTAAGGATGTTAATCTTACATCCGTTGATGATGTTGAATATGTTTCAATGAATGGTAATTCATATCTAATTGATGGTACATCTGGGTTTTGTACTCCTAATTCTACAATTTTACCACCTAAGTAAGTATCTTGTATAAAACCACTACTAGCTCTTAAATCTCCTTTAACTTCTAATGTAGTATCAGTTAATGAGAATAACGAAGAACTAATAATTAATGAACCATTAGAACCTGATATATACCCACCAGATGCTCCAAAATCAAATTGATTTGCGTTAATATTTAAATCAGAACCTGAAATAGTACCACCCGAAAAGTTTACCTGAGAACCTGTAATGTTACCTTGTTCATCTACAAAGAATTTAGATGAACTTATCTCACCACTACCACTTATAGAGAATGTTACTTTTTCTACAAATGAGCCCGATTGATACCCCATAGAGATTTTACCACCTTGTGTGGTAGAGTTGTATGTGTTTGTTGATTCATAATCAACTGCGAATTTATTAAAAGATGTACTATTAAATGTTGAATCATCAGGATAAAGAGATGCCAATTCAGCAGCGGTTAAATCAGTTTGAACTCGTATGTTATCTAATCGTTGAGTTACATTTACTGGGTCACCACCTCTATTTACAACTAATCCTAAAGCTTGGTTTAAAGCCTGTGGTGCACTTATATCAATAGAACCTGATTCTGCAATATCCAATGGCCATATACCATTTTTGATTTCTAATTCAGATGAAGATGTGGTTTCTGTTACTGCAAGATTATGTCTAAGTTTTAGTGGTAATCCCCTACTACCACCCTGCCAAGATGTAATATCTAATGAGCCTGGATTTACATTCCACGTTGTTAAACTACCAGATGTTTCTATTTCAAACCAACCTGCAAGTGAACCTGTTGTAGTATCAATACCATTTAATATACTAATTACATCTGGATTTACAAACCATCCAGGTTTTAATAATGCAGCGTATACTCTTGCGTCATTATCAGAGTAGTTTTGTGGAGTAACTTGACCATTATTAGAGACTATTTGTTCTGTTGTAATTCCCAAAAGTTCAGCTGAACCTGAGTATTCAAGTCCTTCCCCAAATGTGTCGACCAATCCTCTTGTTAAGAATTCTGACCAACTGTTTGGAGAAACACCACCAAATTCTGCTATCTGTTGAATATACACAAAAGATGAACCAGTTATTGTATTGAATTGTGATATCGTTATTGAATTTCCACTATAAACTGTTGTTGATTTCGTTGGTGTAATCAAAGCGGCATCTGGCGTAGTTTCAACAGCCAAATATGATGCAGTTAAAAAGAAAGTGTGGAAGCCGTCCCCATCTCCATTTCCATCTAATGCGTCTAAATTAACCGAACCACTTGAAACCCAAATGTATTGAGTTGTTGGTGAATATCCAGAATCAGATGCAGTCCAATATGCATTTATAAAATCAGTTTCGGGTGATGTAGAATTTGTATTAGATGCAAATCCATTGGTTGGTACGAATGAGTTATAATTAGTTGAGAGCGTAAATCGTTGTGTATCTACTGGCGACCAATTTATTATGAAATCTTTAACATTAGAAGAAGATACTGTAGTTGATGATACTGAACCTGTTAATTGTGATAAATCATCTATATTGATATCTATGAATCCATCTAAATCCAGTCCATTTGGATAAAACCCAACTCTATCATCCAATGGAACTCCCCTTTCATATGTAAATAGTGATATCCCAAATCCATCTGATGTTGGGTTAATATTATAAGCAGGGTCACTAGGTAAATCGAATGCAAGTGCATCTACACCCTCTACCGTTGATAAGAATTGACTATTAACATCAAATGATTGTCCCCCTCCACCAAATAAAAATTGACCATTAACTATTGATGATGAATATGCGGCAATAGATGCTGTTGGATATGATACTGATATAGATGATGATTGAAATTTCGCACTAACTGCTACTGATTGATTAGCTTCTGAATTGTATTGTAGTGATTCTGTATAGAATATTTCAAAATCAGAATTTTCTGTAAATACATTTAAGCTATCCAATGTTATATCAGTATCAGATGAATTTATTGTAATACTTTCTATACCTATATTAGATGAAGTAACACCTGTAATACTTATAGTAGCCCGCCCATCAACATATGATGGAATACTATTAACATTTATACTACCACTACGTTCACTAATTGGAGTAAATTCTTCCACCAATCGTAATGCATCAAATTTAGATGATGATATGATGAATGATGCAATTCTACCTGATTCTGCAAATATTTGACCAGATGAACTTAAAATCAGTAATGAGTTTGATGATGATATAGTTGTTTCATTTATACCAAAACCACCAATATCACCAAAAGTCGCTTTGATACCACCTTGTAAGAATACATTGTTTGTTGCTAATCCATATCCTGGTGTTGAACTTCCAAATACATAATCACTTCCTGCTAATCCACTTAAATCACCCAATCTTGCCGCAAGAGTTACATCGTATAACCCACTTCCAGTTCGTTCAACTACATCAATAAATGGAGTTGCTGTATCTGATGGGTTTGCGTTTAATTTTATGTATCCCGTTCCAACTTTTCCTGTGGATACTACAACTTGACCATCTTCGTATGATTGTGATATTGATGCGATATCACCAACGAAATCACCAGATGAACCTGAACCATATCCTCTTGTTACATAAATTCTACCATAATTTTCATCTTCATTACTTTGATTACCATCAACTGATGATGAATTTACTAAAATGTATTCTGTTTGAAATCCAGTACCATCTACTTTTTTTGCAATTAGGATTTCACCACTTTCAAATCCTTTTGCGTTTTTAACAGACATTGTTGCATCATTTGCAATTACAGAACCTGTGATTGTTGTTGAGTTAGCAACCCATAATTGACCACCAACTGCGTTTACAGATTCTTTCTCAAATGTAGTGGTTCTCATTGTACCTCTAATTCGAACATTTTCGAATTCAGCAGTTCCATTACCTTCAGATGAAATCTTCCATCCTTTCAATCCACTTGCAAAATCTCTTGTTTGTAGAATACCCTCTGGTTTCATTATAAGGTTACCACCTTCAATAGAACCTGTGGTAATATCCCAACCACCAATTGATGCTGATACAAACTTTGCAAAACCATCTGATGTGATTGATGAACTTGCGTTGTTTATATTAGCAGGTGAACCATTGATTGTTGCTGGTGTAAATATTTGGTCTACTGATAAATCACCTCTAACAACTAAGTTACCATCATCAAACTGAACATATTGGGATGTACCCTTATTACCAAAAAGGAATCCATCAGATGCGGTAATTTGACCACTTGCCTTTAAGATTAGATTATTATTGGTTGAATTTATTTGAGAATTTGATATTTCAAATCCTGCAATTTCTCCACCACTAAATAATACATTTGAACCTGTAATCTGTCCACTATCTTTTAATATAAGATTATCGTTTGCTGAATTAATCTGAGTTTCTGATACTTCGAATCCACCAATAGATGCAGAAACGAATCTAGCAAATCCATCCGAATCAATAGAAGATGATGAATTTGTTCTTGTTGATGGAGACCCGTTAATTAGTGCAGGTGTTCTTAAATTATTAACAGTTAAATCTGCGTTAATAACTGCATCTGCACCAATTACTAATAAATCATTTACTGGGTCTAAATGAAATAACGATGAACTAATTTCTATATTACCATCAGAACCACTAATAAATTGTGAGTCTAAAGTACCAATAAAAAACTTATCAGTTTTAACATCTAATAAACCACCATCATGTGTTGTAAATATAAAGTGTCTATCATCGTTATCACCAATCATTTGCATACCCACACCTTGTAGGTAATCTTCACCAATTTTTAATGCGTTAGAACCACTATAAATAATAAAACCACCTGGCCCTTTACCTAATGATGCGGAAGTTTGTCCTTCAAATCCAACTGAACGTATGAATCCACTACTTGCACCACCCACTTCAATACCACTACCAATTGCGTTTGATATAAAGATAGAACCTGTTATAAGGTTATCCCCACCACCAAAGTAGAAGTTACCACCTTGAAATACAAATGGACTTGTAATAGTTTCAGTTCTTGATATTTCACCAATAGAGTTTAGATATTGTATTTTTAATAATTTTGGGTCTTGTAGGTTTTCCGATGGGATTGGTACTTTTACACTAAATGATGAACTATATGGCACAGTGACCTCATTTAGTAATTCGTATTCACCTGGTAACCCATCTGATTTAATTAATACTTTTACTTTATCAACTACACCTGCAATTGGATTTACATTTGTTAATGTTAAGTTAGCAAATGAACGTTGATTTTCAGTAACTATATTAGAACCCGTTTGAAAGTATTGAATACTATAATTCGCAGATTCAATATTATTGTAAGTGTGTAGTAACTCTTCTCTATCTGCAAATGAAGTTGTATATGGGGTTCTTAAAACAGCCGTAGTTGCATCTAATACTTGAGATATAGATGAACTATAAAATGTATCACTATTTGGATTTGGATATTTTGATATTGGTTCTGCAGGAGTTTCGTAATTTGATAGTACGAATGAGTACCCCAACATTTCTTCATTGAATTGAGAACCATCTGTAAGTTGTACAATTGGTGTAGTACCTCTAAATAAATATCGGGTGCCATTTCCGGTTTGAGATTGGAGTAATAACTCATTACCACTTTGAGGTTGGTTTTGATATGCTTCAATACTTTCAGAAATTGCAACTGAAGGTAATGTGTTTGATTTAAAAATTACAGATGATGTATTTTTTCTATCTCTATCTACATTTACAGTAGTCTGCCATCTAACATTAGGTTTACCTCTGAATCTCTCAGGTATTGGCTCTCCATTGTTACCAACTTTTGATATACCAACTAATGTAATTACTGCATCGCCATTTGCAGTATTATCATCACCTTTATCGTTATAAATCCAAATTGAAATTACCCTACTCTTATCTGCTTCTAAATAATCGGGTATTTCAAAGTATATTGGATTTCCATTAGAATCCCGTACATCCACAATAATTTGTGAACCTTCTACCAAATTAGTAGGGTGTGCTGATATCCTTAATAAGTTCTTACCTTTTTGTAAAACTTGAGGAACATCAGATACTCTAAAGTATTTTGGCGATGTGTTCGTTGTATCATCAATATACACCGAAACATTCGATAAATTTTCTCTTGCTGCTTTTTTAAATATTAAAGACATCTACACTCCATACATTCTTTATTATTATAAATATCTAATAGATGAAAATCCACCTACCTTTGTAATATCTATAATTTGGTCAACCATATCTCTTGTCTTATCAATGTGTGATATAGTTACTAAGAAATCAAATTGGTTTTTAAGGTAATCAAATAATAAATATAATGAATTAAAGTTATCACTATCCAATGAACCAAATCCCTCATCAATTGCGATAAAGTTTGGACGGGGTAGGTTTGATACATTTGTAAGTGCGGTTCTAATCGCAACTGATGAAATGAACTTTTCCATACCACTTGTTAATTCTAATGGCCAATATTCATCTTCACCATATGCGATATATGAATTGATATTTTTACCATCAGTATTTAGTAGAATTTGGAAATCTACAAGTGGTTGTAGTATGTTGTTAATTTCTACCTCTAATTTTGGTAACACATCTGATATTAGTTCATATGGAATCCCATCTCTCTTTACACATTGTAGGTAATACTCATATCCCTCATACTTTGTTTCCATATCTTCCAATCGGTTGATAGAATCATTTACAGTTTTAATTGTATTTTCTGCTATCTTAACTTCACCACTTACATCAATCAAAATATCATTTGTATCATATATTAAATCTTCAATTTCTTTTAGATTTTCTTTGTATTTATCAATTTCTTTTTGTACCTTTGTATTATGCTCTACTGATACTTTTTGCTCAATTGATTTTTGAATATCAGAATCTACCTTATCAATTCTGTTTTGAAGTTCGGTGAGTTCTAAGTTACAAGATTTTGTTTGTAATTCAACCTTTTCTATTTGGTTAGTGTAATTATCTATTTCAGATTTTAAGGTTTGAATTTCTGCTAGTATTGATGTAACATCATATTTTGCTTTGTTCATAGATGCTTCATCGTATTCACCAGAACGTGTCAATCTTATAAGTGAGGATTCTTTTATTTCCCTTTCCAATGATTGTGCCTGTTGTGCGAATGGTGTATTCTTATTCTTTACACAATGTTCACATCCATCATCAAAGGTAAGGGAGCCAATTCCATCTAAGTGTTTTTTCTTATGTTCAATCTCTCTATCTAAATCATCTATTTGTGATTGGATATCAATCATCATCTTTGAGTATGATTCATATTTTAAATGTTTTTCTTTTAAATCTACTAAATCATATCTATCAAATTCTGATTGAGATTTTTTTAGTTTAGATTCTAAATCAACTAAAGTATCTACATACTCATTACACTCAGTTGCCTTTGTGTTTGCACTTTCTTCTAACTCTTCTTTTAATTTTATAAGATTATCAGTATCAGTTACAGATGAATCTACTGAAATTAATTTACCCAATAATTCTTCAATACGGAGTCCAACCTTAATCCTACGTTCTTTGTATTCATCCAATAGGGTTTGTGTTTCAGTTACCTTCTTTTTATTTTCAATTAAACTTTCTTCTGCATCTGATAACTTCTCAGTAAAGTTTTGATTTTTATAATCTTTAAGTAATGCACTTAGTTCTTTGATTTCTTCATTTGCTACTTGATATAACTGCTCAAACACATCCATATCTAAGAATTGAGCAAGAAGTTCTTTTCTTTCTTTTTGAGATTTTTCAATAAATCCACCACTATTAGATTGATTTGACATTGCAGTTAGAATGAAATCATCATAAGAACCTACATACTGTCTGATGATTGAGTTTGTATCTCTACGTTCTTCACCATTTAGGGATTCGGTTGAACCATCTTCATTGATTCGATAGAAGTTTACATCTACTTTAACAGTCCCCCTCTTAGGTGATTTTTTACCAATCCTCTCAATATAATAATCAACACCATTAATCTCAAAGTTAAACTTACAATTAAATTGAGATTTTGAATAGTTGAGTACATCAGCTGCTTTTGAGGTACGAGAACATTTATCATATATACAAAACGATAGAGCATCCCACAATGATGATTTACCACTTGCGTTTGGTGCAAATACACCATACGCCCCTTTCATTTGTGAAAAATCTATAATATTAGATGGACCATATGAGAACATATTTGAAAACTCAAACGTTTTAGGCTTCCATATAATGTTCTTCATACCAACAGATGTACCTAATTTAGTATTAATATCATTATTGATACCTCTGATAACATCCAAATGTTCCTCACCAACAACATATCTCTCTGATAGGAAATCTTCAATAAGTTTATTTTGGAATCCAACATCTCTTACATTTTGAAGTATAATATTTGAACCACCACTATAATCTTTTTTATCAGTAATTACTTTTTGGATTGATACCTCTTGTACTTTTCTACCAACTCTTATTTTTGCAAGAACTTTCTTTAATTCAGATTGGGGTGTATCCTTTACTCTAACCCTCATACGAGGTTTATTTGGTATGGTTGGGTTACCAACTATCTTTCCACCCTCTACATCAATTGTAACGTACCCATAATCGTTATGAATTGGAACAAACTCAGATTTCTTAGAATCAACATCCCATACTAAAATACCATGTTCTGGATATTTTGCTTCCGAATGATTTTGCATGATTGTAGAACCACAATACTTAATTGTACCTTCTGAATTTAAGGATTGATTGGGAACGTGAATATCACCTAACAAAACCAAATCATATCCATCAAATGATTCTACATTTACATTTTTATTTTCAATCTCAAAACCATGTTCAGTTTTTACTTTATCAACAGGTGCATGATATAATGCAATCTTATAATCACCATGAACCTCAGATGATGGGATAATTGCCTTTGATTCAGAAAAAATAGATGAGTGTGAAAAGGAAATGCCTCCCATTTTCCAAACTCCATCATCTTTCAGATAATGTAGATTTGGATGTCCTAATGCGTTTACAATAGGTGATAACGCATCTAATCTCGAATGATTATTTAGGTTTGCATCGTGATTACCTGGTATCAGAATTGTTGGTAACATATCTGATAACCTTTTTAGAAATGTTTGTGTCATCTCAATCACTTCGGGTGTCATATCGGTTTTAGCATGAACAATATCACCCGCCAAAACTATGATTGAATCTTCTGTTTTTGTATCTGAAATATACTGATATAATCTTTCGAAAACTTCTCTATATTCAGTATGTCTTTTTAGATTCCTAATATGAACATCTGCTATGTGGTAAATCTTTTTAATACTACCATCATAGTTAATCTTTTTTGATTTTCTCATACACCAACCAACTTATACTCCATCAACCTTCGTAATGTTAATGGTTCAGTATTTTTTATTTTTTTATTAATTTCATCAAATCCCATTTCGGATGGGTCTGAATCATTTAATTCTACTACATAAACTTCTATACCCTCATTCATAAGGGTTTCTGCAAATCTCAGTGCATTTTTAAACGCATCTGAATCCAATGCTATATATACTCTTTCTACACCTCTACGAATTATTTCTTTTTGTAATTCTGATTGTGGTGATTTACCGAATATTGGAATTGCATTCATACGAATTGCCATAGCATCAAATACACCCTCACATATTACAATTGGTAAATCCCAATTTACCATCATCTCAAATCCTACTACATCTTTAGATACATCTGGGTTCTTATGTTTAAAGTTAGAATCATAAAAACTTCTACCTACAAAATAGTTTAATCTCCCATCCCTATTATATGATGGTACAATTACTTTGTGTTTGTAAACACCCTCTTCACAATATCCAATTTCATACTTAATAATCTCAGATGGAGTTACACCCCTACCATTTAGATATCGTAATGCATGTTTTCTAATTACTGAATTAGATGATTTCCAAAGTGGAATGTATTCTTTTGGAAGTTGAACCAACTCAGTTTTACCATTATTTTCAGAATTTGGTAAATTTGAGTATCTATACTTTCTACTGAAGATGGAATTGTGTTCATCCCAAACATCTTTGGATACTTTGATTTTTCTGAAGAGAGAACGTATTGATTTACCCTTCTCATCGGATACCCAACAATGCCAGGGGTTATCACCAGAAGAATTTAATGATATGTTTATCTCTAACTTTGGTTTATAGTGTTCTACAAACGGAGAGTAAAACGCATAGTTATCACCCGATGTTTTCTTAGCCTTACCTAAGACAGATTCCAATAAAGAGAGCAGTCTATCTTCCATATAACTACTAATATACGAAATATATTTTAATTATCCAAAGAAATTTACTTTTTCTTTTTCATCAATCCAATCTTGGGGTATTTCCTTCTTAGCCCATTTGAATCCGTGCTTCTCGCACCACCCCGCATATGTTGTTTTTGAACCTTTGTATATTTTTCCATTTGGTGATTGTAGAACAAACCTTAAATCCATATCAGGATTTTGTTCTTTAATCAGTAGATGTTTTTTTCTATCTTCTGGTAAGAACCATCCTTTGGATTCTATATAGATTCCGTTTGGTAATTTGAAATCTGGTTTGTATGTATGTGTTGATGCTGGGATGGTGTATGATACTTCATGCTGTTCGTATTCACCATCAATACCTTGTGATTTGAGTTGTTCATCTATACGAGTTTCCAACCCACTTTTATGTCCTTTCATCTTTTGGATGTGAGACCAATTTCCTTTTGCCATAACTTTATTCGTTTACACCGATATTAGGTCTATCAAATTTATTCCAAATAAACCGTCCATCTTTTGTTTTTGTGATGGTTGCGGGTCTACCAACAGGTTCTAATGAACCAGTTGTTGGAGTTCCAAACGGACCATCTAAATCAAATCTTACTTTTACTGTAATATCAACATCACTTCTATTTTGAATTGCCGATGCCAATTTTCCAACTGCTATCAAATCTCCATTTGGATTGTATAATCCGATTGTTGTAAAATAGTTTCTAAAATCAGAACCTGTTACAAAATCTTGTAAGAATTCACTATTAGGGTTATTGTTTACTTTTAGGGATGGGTTTTGTGATACATTGAATTCATCTGCTCCAATCTCACACATTACAGAAACTTCATGCAATTGTTTTGTGGATTTATATTTTACCTTCCACCCAAACTCTTTTCGATTTACATTTTCAAACTCGTCCTCAGTACCATAATCCCAACTTCCACTTGCACCCACCAATACGTTTTTATAAAGTGGTCTTGGGTCAGATACTACCATAATCCCATGTTTATAAAATACCTCACCCACAACATTGGTTTGGTATGCTGAGCCTGTTACATAATCATTATTTGATAATCCTTCAATTTCAGATTGTGATAACCCTCGTCTATAAAATCTAACTTCATCTAAAGAACCACTCAATACACCATTCCCTTCTGTTGAGAAATCAGTAAATCCATCTGAAAGGTGTCTTGCACCAAATAACATATCATAATCATTTGCTATTTGAGATTTTAATCCTATTGATGATGATACTTCCTTTACACCATCTACCCATAGTTCTAAAAGAGAGCCTGTTTTGTTAAAACATATGTGGTGTTCTGATACATCGTTTATTTGTGTTGATGAAGTTACTTCAACATTTCTTAATCCATCTGAAAGTGATGCAACTACCTTACCATTGTTAGATGTATTTTGGTTGTAAACTTTTAAATCAAATGGGAATATTGGGTTTCGTTTATTTTCTCTTCTAAGAACATTTCTTAGTTTTTTATCTTGTCCATAATCTCTAAATGTACCAGATTTATTAACCAACCAATTATAATCTAAAATGTTATCAGATTGTGATGTTGGTAAAACTGTCCAAAGAGAAATTGAATAATCGTTACCTTTATAGAAATCAATTTGCTTATTATGGTCTACTCTGATATATGAATCAGAACCATTAAATGTTACTTTAGTACCAGATGGTAATTGTTCATTACCTGTTGTTGTGATACCACCATCGTAGTATAATTCTTTACCATATGCATGATGGAGATATCCGCTCCTATCTTCTATATATGTATCTAAAGATGTTCGGCGTGGTACTACTTCATCATTAAATCCCCAATATCCAACTAAATCACCAAACGGAACATATGAACCTGTGTTTAGTTCTGAATCATATAGGTGTCCATGTTGTTCATCTAATTTAATATCTAATATATCAATCTGGTCTGTAATTGAACCTGTAACACTATAATCAAGTATTTCTATTGATTCTGGTTTAATACCATCCCCCATTCTATTATGAGGTACTGAAAATATAGAAGCCGATACATACAAATCTCTCTCTACCCTAGCCCTATGTTTAAAAAACATTTGATTAAGACCAGACCACACAACTTTTTGATGTTTTGATTTTAAAAACTCTGTTGAATTTGAGTTTGAATTATCTAATTGGTCGACTTCTCTATACGCTGGGATTGATATAGATTCTGAAACATTAATTTTTTCATTGTATAGTGGTGAGATACCCTTCAATACAGATACCGAATAATAATCATTTCTATAATTATCATCAGTAACAACCCATCTTTTGTGAGTGTTATATGGGTAGAGTTGAAATCCACCACCATTTATCGGTTTTAGTGCTTCTGCCATTAGATGTATCCTATCATTCTAATATAAATATTAAAATATTTAAAATAAAACCCCATATTACTATGGGGTTGAAACTCTTACGAGTCAGTCCCCAGATTCTATCACAGGGAGCTGTTATTTTATTTTTCTATTTTAGAAATCTAATTTAACCTTAACCAATACTTCATTAGAGAATGATTTTAAAATTGGTTGAGATAACTTAGCAACTGCTAATAATTCTTGTGCGCTACTATACAATCCAACAGTTGTAATATAAGATTTTGGATTATTTGCAAATGTTGGTTGTTTAAATGCTCCGTTAGAACCTGTTACAAATGATGGGTTGTTTGAGAAGTTATATTCACCATTCTTAGCTCTTACAAAGTAATATGTTGATTGAACTCTTTCTTCATTTCTTGCTGCAAATCCATAATCTGAATTAATAGCAGCTGCTCCACTAATGGATGTTAATAATTTAAATGCATTATCACCATTTGTGTTTGATGCGGTTACAGAACCAAATGATAACGCCGTATCCATTGTATCTGCGTTTAAGATGATAACACCCTGCTCTGGAAATACTTGTCCATAATAAGTTTTAGGTGAATACACTCCATTAAGGATTGAGCCCGATACTAAGTTATACGTTCTACCAATTTGAGTTGCGGCCTGTTGAGTATCACCACTATCATCAATCATTTTAATAATCTTATTAGATGATGATACTGCTAAATTAGAACCTGTATTATATATAAGTTCAGCACTACCAGATAGTTCTGCTAAATTCAATTGGAAGTTACCTGGGTCTAATCTATCTTTTATTCTAGCCCTATTGATGTTAATAGCATAAATCTGCTCAGATGAAACATCATTAAATGTAAACGTTCTTTGTTGGTCTGGAAGTAGGATTTGTGCATATTGTGAATAGATGGCATTTGAAGGAGAATCTTCATTCTGCCCCAAAGAACCACTACCTGCGTTGTGACCATATGTTACTGAGAATTGTGCTTCGGATGTAGAATTAGTACTAATCCCATCAAAAATCTCATAATAATATTCTTTCTGAGTAGCTGATTGTGCTGAAGATGTGTGGAATGATGTTAACGTTCCTACGTTACCACTCCATAAACCTCTCGTTACTTTTTCTACACCACCTTCTACAACATCCCCTACTTTAAATGCTGTATAAACTCTTTTTGATGTATTGAACGAACCTGCTGGTAAAATTGCCATATCTATTTCCTTTTAATCTGTTATCCTAATGTTGAATCTAATGTGTTACCAACTGTAATATCAGGATTGTTAGTTACAGTTAATGTAATCTCACTACGTCCACCTGTTTCATTACCAACTACAAAAATCTTAGTTGAAATATCAGTATTATCTGCTAACACTTTTGAAACAATTGTAAATGTTGAATTTGTACTAATGGTAACACTTCTTCTATCTTCGTTAGCACCTACATTATCTTCGTTATTTGCGATACCACCACCATCACCGATAATAGTTGCTGCATCTGAGTTAAGAAGTGTTACGGTGTAACCTAATGTTTCGTTTCCACCATTTTTAGTTTCAATAGAAACAACTTGTCTACGCCCGGCTTCTTCTACACTAATTGAACTTGGATTTGTTTGAATAATTGGAATACGAATTGTATTTTTTGGTAATGTTAATAGTTTGTATCTTAACGAATAATTTTCGTCAGTAACCGCCTCAACTACTGGCATGTTTTCAATAATGATTCCGTAGTAATCAGAACCAAGTGGATGTGCTGGATTCCATAGTTCGTAATCAACCTCGTCATCTGCTAATGCGAACTGGCTAATCACAAAGAAATCTCTTCCTTTTGCTAATAACTCTCTACCCTTTTTGGTGAGAATTGCGTCTACTGTTATCGATGAATTATCTAAGTATCCCATAATTTTTTTACCTTTTTACAATATTATTCAACTATAAATATGTGAATAAAATAAATTAAGTTAATTTTTTGCATTCTACTTTAAAGTAGATACATAATCTTCCTCACTTCTTTGGTTTGAATTGAGTTCGTTTCTTAAAATTTCCAAACGATTCTCTTTCTGCCTTTTATTAAACTCTTCTTCTACATTCATAGGTCTTATCAAAATATCAGTTGGGTTAGTCATTGAATTTGAATCAAAATCAGATTCTTCACTTTCAACTATATCTCTATGAGGAACAATTGGTCTCCCCATTCTAATTTCCATTTCTTCTATTTCTCTAATTTGTTTTTGAACTGGATTTAGATTTTCTATTTGAGGATTCTGAGCAATCTTTTCCTTCTGTTCTATAATTATCTCTTCTTCAAAAAAAGTTTGAACTTCACCTTCTGTAAGTTTATTTAATCTAAGTTGAGATTCTACTAACTTACGTTCTTTCTCTCTTTCTAATCGTTCTATCTTTTTCCTTTGCAATTCTTTTACCTTAGTAGAGTTTTCTTCTTTCTTACGTTTGATATCCGCTTGATTTTTTTGTTTGTCTCCATCTGTCATATTTCTATCGCCAACAAACTCAGGAAAAGTATTTTTAAGATACAACTCAAACTCAGCTTTCATAATTTTGATTTTTTCATCAAATTGAACTCTACGTTCTTGTTCTTCTAAGAATGCGTTTTCAAAATCAAATCTTCTTTGGTTACTAATTGTTCTACGTTTATCTTCTTCTAAAATCAAACGTGCTTTATCTTCTTCAGTAAAGAACTCATTATTTGAATCAATTATAGGTGGTACTGATTTTGTAGGTATAATTGGTCTGGATACTACATCTGCAATATCTTCGGGTCGTACTCTATCTGTATCTCTGATTAGTTTGTTATCATCTAATAACTCACCTGTGTTTACAATATCCTCTAAGGGTTGAATACTGCGTTCCAATTCGGATTGTTCCGATTCTACATCCATTGAAGATTTAATAAGAGGACGTTCTGTTGTAGTTCTAGTCTTTTGTCTTACAACATCTCCCATATCAGAACCAACTTCTCTATTATCAGTAGGTCGTTGTGGTTCACCCCTTAAATTCATTTCTTCTTCTCTCATATCAATAAATATTAAACATCGGTAATTCTATTAGGCCGATTTATTATATCAAACTCTTCTCTTCGTTGCTGTTCCAATTCAAATCGGATTCTCTCTTCTTCGTATCTTAAATCAAACTCAGTTCGCCTACCACCTTCAATCTGAATTAGTTTTTCTATTTCTTTTCTAAACTTAGCAACGGCCTCTTTATATTCTTGTTCTCTACTCCACTTAATATCATCATTAACTTTTAAATCTTCTAATTTAAGAGTTGGTAGATTCGTAGAAGTATCAACATCTAAATTACCTTCTTCTGCGGTTTGTGATGTGTAGATAAGCACATTTGGGTCAGCTTCAAATATCTCAATTACAGGTCTACCATCTGGTGTATCTGGTGAATTAGTTGTAAGTGAATCGGATGTCATCTTACATCCCAAATATCTTAGGTTTTCTAATGATAATGGTAATTCATCAGTAGATACTGATGCTGGAACTAATGATGATGAGTTACTTAATCTTAATGATGCTGATAACTCAGTATTATAGAAGTATATGGTTTTAAGTGCATACTTAGATGGTTTACCCACTACTGCGTTAGATGATGTTACATTATAATTCCAATACCCATTTGAACCCGTAGTCCACCCACTACCAAATCCAACCTCAGCTGATGCTGAATAGTTTAGGATTGTGTATCTATATGTTGATGGTGAGTACATATTTCTGATAGTAGGATTACCCACCGATTCTACATCATCTTTTTGTGCAATTATGTTACGAAGTTCAGTAGTATCAATACTTGATGTATAATCATGCTTAGTAGCCACTACCAATGTTTGATGTGGTATCGTAGTTTCATAAAGGATATAATCAGCACTTTCACTACGAGGAGCCGTTATGACTGTATCGTAATGGATGTATTCTGCACTTTCACTACGAGGTGCGGTAATTATTGTATCATAATGAATGTACTCAGATATTACAGGTACCTCATTAGTTATTACAACATCATATTGTGGTTGAGTATATGATAGATTAGTTTTTGATTTAACCTTAGGTCTTTCTAAGATATGTGGTTCAATCAAAATACCCGAATTGTAATCAACCCTCGCAGGCATTGTTTGTCTGATTTGTTCAAATACTGAAAAATCATATCGAGCCAATATATCAATAGTATCATTGATTAAGTTTTTAGAACTATACTTTTTAAATACTTGTCTACGAACATAATCTAATTCTTCGTTCTGTTCAGTATAACCTGGTCGTCTATCTGGATTACCAATATAATCATCAATCTCAAAGTAACCTGTGTGATTGTATATATCCTCATTATACATCTTTGTAGCAGACATATAAACACCAACCTGATTAGAATCTACTGGTGCTGAATCGTATTGTGATTTTTCTTTCTTTTGTTCTGGGTCTAAGATTCCTGTCAATCGATTTGATTCAACTCTAACCTTATTGTTCATAATATTATTAGCACCTGCGGATGGAACTTTAGTATAGTATTCTTCAGTTACACCCCTTAAATCATCAGATTCAAAACTAAATAAAGATGCAGATAATATGTAACCTGATTCACTACCACTAATTCTTTGGTTAGGATGTTGTGATAAGATACCATCATAAGATTCATCAACATTCTTTAATTGAGAATCTGGTATAAATCTAAACTTCAAATCAAAGTAAGATGAAGTCGCAGAGTTACCATGATAAGATTCTCTTGATAGCGTATGTTCATCAACTACAATATCTTTAAGTGGTTGTGCCCAATATCTTATTTCTTGTATTGAACCACTCATATATTCTGCATCTGCCCAAATTGATGGGGTATTAGATGTTGGTAATGTGTTACTAAACGTTACTGTACCACTACCAGTCCAAGCGGCGTTATATGATGATTCAGTAGAACCATTAATATCAATACTAGCAGATTTTGATGTACTGATTCTATCTTTTCTATTTTTTCTATATTGAATTTTATATTCATTATTTTGTGTGATATCATCTACTGATGTTTCTCTTTGAACTAATAAAGTACCCATCTTAGAATCAAAAACAGGTACATCTTCAATAGATGCTGATTTGTAACCATTACTACCACTTAAATAAAAATGAATATTACCCTTACCAGATGTTCTCGATGTTGGCTCTAATAATACTGCAAAATCAGAACCCTTATGTAATAAGGATGATGTTCTAATTAAGTTTTGTTGGAACTGAATTTCAATAGTATCAATTGGATTAGGGTCTCTGTTTAAATAAGTTTGAGGGTCTATATCTACAATCTTATCCCAAGGTGCTGTAATATAGTTATCTGTATCCATTCTCAAATGGTATACAAATCTATCATGTTCCCAAATGTGTCTTTTATCTTCTATTGCAGGCCCACCATATTCTCTGATTGATAAGAATGATTGTGGGATTCCGTATGTTGCAATTAATGCTTTAACTGCTCTAGCAGAACCTTTGGTTTTGAGTAAGTACGGAATGTTATTTACAATCCTTCTCCAAACCTCATAATTAATTTGTTCATCTGGTTTAGTTTGTAAAGAACCAGTTTGTGCATAATTACCAAACTTATCAGTACCTGCTGCGAACTTCCATAAATCGGAACGGTCTTTACCATGTGTAAGTTTCCATCCCATAGATTTTGCAACATCATATAATAACTCATTTGGCATACCATCATATGGATGTTCTTCTCTTTCATTAATAGAAGTCAATGCGTTTATATAACTCCACGTAATATCAAAGTGATGGCCAATCATATCAATGAATAAAATGTAATCTAAGTTTAGCGGGTCCTCAGCCATTGATGATGGGATTGTTTTTGTCAATCTCGCATCATTAAATGTATCATATATACTTGCTGAATCAATTAACCCATTATAGTGTGATATAGCTTGTGATGATGTTACACTATAAAGTTTTTTTGGAAATTCATCATAATGCGGCCAGGGGTTTATAACATATGATGATGCACTATAATGTGTATATAAAGAACCTGTGGTTTCATAATACATCCATTTTTCCCAACCATCCATACCACTAATTACATTTGATTTTCTTTGTAGTGATTGTGATATATTAGTTAGTGCTGATGAACCACTAATTAAATTTAATGTATTGATTCTACTATCATAAGATTCTATGAGTTCTAATTTATACTTTAAGTTTTTAACACGCTCTACTGCTGATGAATAATTAACAAAGTTTTTGAAATTAGAATAATCTATGTTTAAGGTAGTATTACCAAGTGAACCCGATAAGTATTTATCAACTATTTGTTGTGAGGTTGATAGAGTGGTATCTAATAAAGAATTCCAAGTTTTTAAATCAGTACCTTGTGATTTACCATAATTACCCATATCAATATTAAAATTAGCATATGAAAAATCTTCATAAGTTTCTTCTTTGATATATGGGTATACTAATACTCTTTCAATATAATCTTCTCTTAAAGAAAGTGATATCTTTGGAATTTTATTTTCAAATTCAGCTGGTAATTCTGTGTATAGTTTTACAACAACATTTTTTATTTTATTTGTATCTGATGTATATGGGTTAAATATTTTAAACTTAGAGAATGGTTGTGTACCATAGTATATATTATCGAATATATTATCAGGTACTCTCAATCCAGATTCTATTTCATACCTTCTATCAAATTCTTGTGAATTCTTTGAAAAAAATATTTGAGTACCATTAACACCTCTTAATGGTTCAAATTTTATATCTCGAGTTTTTTCATCTACAATTGGTGTAAATGATGTAGCTCTACCAGTTGTTAATCTTGTTTGTTTATGAACCTCTATCCAAATATTTCTATCACTATCTTCTTCTGATGGAAAGTATGTAACATCAAGCCCTTTGTATTTACCTAATGGGTGTTTTGGCCAACGTTGTTGTTCACCAAGTACTTCGTTATTAGCAAAACTAATATCCGTTATTGTGAATAGATTATTCTTACCAAAATTTAAAACTAAATTATCTTTATAGTTTTTACCACTAATTACTAAATCATATAATTTTTTAAGATTGTAGTTTGAATTATCTACCTCTAATTCAATCTCAGTAGAATCTGCTGAAATGTTTTTTATTCTTAACTCTGAAGAAAATGGTTTTAGAAAATTATATACGATGTTATATGTACCACGTGGTACATCTGCTTTTCTAACATCCTTTTCAGGTGTTAGTAATATATCATATGTATAGTTTGCTTTATCCTCAGGAGTTACTTCATATTGTAATGGTGATACTGATGATTGTAATAAATTATTCTCAGAATAGATGTGTTTATGTACATACGATTGGTTTAACAATTCTTGAGTTAAAACCAATGGTGTTTTACTTAAACGTGCCGAATCTAAAAAGGAATAAACGGCAACACTATCTACTGGTGTTTTCACATCAGTTAGTATTTCTGGTTTTTGATATCTATCTATTGCCATAATTTACCTTATTACCCAGCACCTGTCGGTGAACCACCAGATGCACCTGCACCAGCACCACTATTAGTTGTTCCACTACCCGAACCACTTCCCGTACCCGCACCACTTCGAGGGTCATTGGATGTTGCATTTCCAACTCCACTTAGTGAACCTACACCACTACGCATTGGTGAACCCGTAGTTGATTGTTGTGTATCATCAGCTTGTTGTGTATCATCAGCTTGTTGTACATCATCAACGGGTGCCGCATTCTCTTTTTTAGTTGTGGTTGGAACTAATGGAGTATCTATTACATCTACTTTAAATATAGATTTATTACCATAGAAGAAACATCCCTTATAAGTAGTGGTTACCTGTCCTTGAAGTTCCCAAATATCACCAACTTGCATTTGAGAATTTAATACATCAAACTCTACTTTTATAAATGGATAAGTTCCTCTACGAACAGATTCATACCTTGCGTTTCCTAAATTATCGGATATATTTGCAACGTATGGTTTTCTGATTCTATTAAATTTGAATTTAAACTTAACTGATTTATTGTAGGTGTTGCCAGAACTATCTTTAAGTTCATTTGCAACTCCGATTATTGCAGTAAGTTTTAAACTCTTACCACTATCTTTAAGTTCTTGTGTGATTACATAACCACTATTTTCTAAACCAGGGCCTTCTTCAGCCTTATCAAATGGGATGGTACGATACCCACCATAGCTAAAATTATCTTTATAATTTTCGAATACTGTAACATTTTGGGGTTCTTTATATGGATTGATATAGTGGTTATCTTTATATCCACTCCAAGATTTACCACCACCTGGAACTTCAGCTGCACCATCGGTTATTGCGTATCTACCGCTAAACGTATCTTCAAATTCAGCTTCACCAGATGGTGTTAGAAATTGTACATAATTTAATGTTTGTTCGATGATTCTTAAATCACCCACATTTGATATTAATTCGGTTGATAATCTATCAATAGATTTATCATAGGATTCTGCTGAATATACCACCGATTTCGCAGGTAACCTCTTATATCCATATTTTAACTTACCATCTTCAGGCAATCCATAGGATATAATTTGATTAGAGAAATTTCTTCGAATATCCCGTCTCTCTACCTTTTCTGCAACTTTATCTACTTTTGTTTCTGCCATTATCTAACCACTTTAAATATAGGTCCTTCAAAGTACTCACTTTTTCCATTTCTATCTACTCTGAAATCAAAACGATAGAATCTTTCTGGTTGAAGAGTGTTAAACCAAAAATCAAAATAGTTTCCAGTTGAATCACAATTCACTTTTGTGTAAGTTGTATCATATGGAATTATTGATAAATTAGTTTCTACATCTTTTACTTGATAATAAGTAGTTTCCGGCAAATATTTAATAGTAGTATATGGGTATGTATCAGAGAATGTTCTTTGTGGATATTTAGCCCTACCAACTAATCTAAGTTTTGCTTTAGAAGTTTCCTTATACTCAGTAAGTATATTCTTAACGTATAATGTAATGTTATCATCAGTAAGTTCACTTAGTGAACCAGTTTCAAATGAACCAGTAGCCCATCTTACTTCTAATGTAGGTACATAAATTGTATTGGTTTCATTTGAAAAGAATTTAGATGAACCATATCTAATAGAACCACTTTCCTGTGATGCGGTTCTTTTGATAAGGAATCCATTATTTTCTCTACTACCACTTAACCAATCATTAACATAATCGGTGACCTCAACATTTAAATCTTTAGTGTATTTGTTAAATGTTTGAGATATGGTGGTGTTACTTACTGATGAGGTGTACCACGTTGCTCCACCTTCGTTTATATAGTAACCAGCTTCAATTTGTGGTGGGGCAGTTACTGAACCTGAATACACTAATTTAAAGTTATCCAACGAACCACTTGCGCCTGCAGAACCTGAATCAAAGAATGTGTATGCGAATATATAATCACCCGCAACTTGTGGTGTAAATACTATCGATTGAGTTTGAGGTGTTGTAAATGATGAAGATAAGCTTGTAACACCACTTCTGTATTTTAAACCATTTGGGTCGTATATAGTAAATCCTATTTCAGGATAATCACCCGGCTCAACCTCACAACTTAAAGTATATTCTAAATCGGTTGATAGAGTTTCAATGTATGTTGCATCACCACCACCAATATTATCTGCATATAAATTTAATTTAGATTGTGATGCAAACATACGTGGTAATTTTAGATTGGTGTTTTTAACAACATTTCTTAATTGAAAATCACCTTCATTAAATGCAAAGGTTTCATACGCAAGTGTATTTCCAGTTTTTTCATAAACATATATCTCATCAAATGAACCAGTCGTTGATGTTCCATCACCACTACCATCGAAGAATGTAAATTGTAATTGATACTCCCCTGCTGTTGTGGATGTTAAATCAAACGATTGTGTTGATGGTGTTGTAATTCTACCTACAAAACCTTCATAATCACTATCTGCTTTTAAAACACCATCTGCATCTAAAACTCTAAATTGTATATCATCAAACGAACCAGGGTCGATTTGAAACTGAACACCATATGTTTGGTTCTCATCTAATTGTGCTGGGAATACTAATGTAGTACCTGCGTAATTTGATGCGGATATAAGTAATCTATCATCACTTATAGATATGGATGGGGAGTTACCCCTAATATCATTGATTGATTGTGTTAAGAATAAAGAACCAGTTCCTTCAGAAAATCCTTCATATAATACGATACCTTCGGTTGGAACTCCAATTGTTCTGATACCATTGAAGGTTTGTGCGGATGAAACATTCCATAATATATTATCATGTCTGTGTGTCCATGAAGAACCATTGGTATTGGTGGGTGTTGTATTAAAACTACCAATACCATTTGACCAACTCTCAGAAACCTGTCTTACGTCTAATGTATATTCTGATTCAACTTCGTTCTCATCAATAGATGTTAAATTAAGATAGAATTTTTTTGTACCAGATATATCACCATTTGAAATCAAATCAGATATTGGTGTTAAATCAAATTGAGTAAGTATTCTAGTATTACCAAGCAACTTCAAAGGGTCACTTCTTAAAACATAGAATTTAGTTATCTCCAATATCTCATCATTACCTGTGTTCTGATTCTTACGTGTGTTTTGCTCGTAAATTGTAGTATCCTTCTGTCCGTATATTCTATATATCATTTTATATCTCCTTAGAATGATTGTGTTATCACTTGTCCTCTAATATCGGAATTTGGAAACTTTACTTCAAATATTGATGGGTCTAGAGCTGGATAGATTACACCATTTTTTGTAGCATTATTAATACTATATTTGTTAGGTGAATAGTTACCATTAAATTTGTTATATATTTGTAAACCACCAATCCCATCTTTATCAGGCCTCACAACACTTTGAACACCATCTACCTTGTCTAATAATACATAAATTTTAGATAGTTGAATTGGTTCATTAATTCTCCAATTATCAATATTAAAATATTCTTTTAATGCATCTATACATCTTAAAAGAACTTCATTTGAATTATATTGTGGTAACACCGTAATTTCAAAATCAATACCAATGTTAATAATATGTGCATCTTTTATGTTAACTGCATCCGTTAATATTCTATAATATGCTATATAATTTCTTAGATTGTTTTTTGTTGCAGGGTTTAGAGGGGTTAATTTTTTATCATCAGTATATCCCATTGTGTATAAATTTAATGCCAATGGATTTGGTATCTCAGATGATATAGTAGTACCATCGGATTTTTTATTTTCAATCTGATAATCTTGTGATAAATATGCTTTTGCACAAGAACCAAATTGTGGTGGTAATGCGTAACACCTCATAACATAATCTTCTCTAGTTACAGTTCTGTTTTGAGCAGCAAAGAACGACATTGCGTTGTTACGAATTTCTTCTAATGTTTCTTCACTACGACCACCTCGCGCTGGTTCTGGGTTTGTAACTGCTACTGAGTTTCTGATAAATCCAGTTACGGTACTATCTAAATTTCGTTCATTTGCAAATGATGTATCTATGGATACTATGTTTGTTAAATCTTTAGCAGGAACATTATCTACTATACCATTACCAACTAAATACTCAACAGTTAATGTTGTGTTAGATGGTGCTACTCCATATGTTTTGGTGTATAGGAAGTTAGATGGGTCTATACCCTGGTCTAAATCACCAACTATGTTATATAGATTAGAACCCACATTATCTGGGTTTGGTACGATTTCCTCATCCGCGTTTTGTGATATACCAGCCCCAAACTGAGCTACTACTACCCCACTATCTTCAAATCTTGTGATAAATCTTTTAGGCACTCTCTTCAATTCTAATAGGTATGGTGTATCACCACTATACTCTACAAACGCAGTTGAGTTATCTTCGTTATTCTCAATCTGTTCAAATACAGTATCTTGTGCTAAGTATGGTACGTGTGTCCACTCATTGCTATCATCATCTACTATTGATTTGATTCTTATAAAGTTAGGTTCTTCTATCTTAATCTTATCATAAATCTTTGGAGAACCAAATGTAAATGTTTTTGTTTCAACAGTACCACTTGATACTTTTACTTTTTTCTTTAACAAATAGTATATAGGTTCATTTGTGTTTTCATCAACTTGATATACGGATACTTCCGTTGTATCAAATGATGATGAGAATGCAAAATCAATGTTTTTCGATGCTATAAAGTTTACATCATTGTTTTCGGATGAACCTACCTGCATACCCTCTGCTATTTTTATTGCATAATCAAAATCAGGCCTTACGTTATCACCACTTCCTTTAGATGGAACTAAGTGAAATACATCTAAGTTGGTTGTGGCAGGTACATAATTTTTAGGTTTGTAACCATATGCAGCTGCTAGATTAAATAGATTTGAACTTTCTTCAGCGTTTGTTAAAACTGATTCTCTTAATTGAGTATCTGTGTAAAAAGAAAGTACATCACCTACATATGATGCCATTTCCATAAACATCATACCAGGCGATGCTTCGTTAAAATCATTGTAGGTGTTTGGAAAATAGTTTTTTGAAAAATCTATCAGATTCTTACGAATCTCACCAAAGTCTCTACCGATTAATGATACATCTTTTTGTACTAAATCATTGTTAATTTTTTTTGCCATTTTTAAACCTATTCTATTGTGGTAGTTCCCGCATTATCTATAAATAGAATTATTTGTTGGTTAGCACCTTGTTCGGTAACTCTAAAAGATAGTTCTATCCTAACATAATTTCTATCTTCTATAACTTCAACATGTATATCATCAATAATTATGTAGGGTAACCAATATTCTATATCAACACGTAAAGATTCATCTAATTGTGATGATAAATCGCTATTGATATTTTCAAACATTAAAGAATAAACATCAGAACCAAAGTTAGGTTGAAACAATCGTTCACCTTTTCGAGTTAGTAGTAAACTTTTTAGATTAGATATAGCCTGTTGTTCGGTTGTATAACTTAACTGAAACAAACCCTTTGGTTTACCAAAAGGTAACATTACCCCAATCGCTACATCAGGTTGTAAATCTAAAGTTTGATACGAATATTCTTTACGTTGTTTAGCCATTTATTATTTCCCCTTCTTAGCATTGATGGTTTTCATCAATGAAGAATAATCTCTTGTTAAAGCATCACCAACTGCAGTGCCCTCAATATTAACATTCATAGGTTTACCATCCGGGTCTAAGGTTGGTGTCATATTTGTGGTGGTTACAACACCATCACCATAACCTAACATCTCAGCCATTTGTGCTCTATTGAATCCTTGTGCCTGTTGTGATGTAAATGTAGAATCCATACTTTTCCATTCACCACTCTGTGCGGTTTCATTTAACATATCATTTAGTAATGGGTTTTCTGAGAACTTTTGTACTTTTGGTTTTTTAGTTTCTAATAGACCTGAAATATCTAATGGGTCTTTAGTTACCCTACTATTATCCACTGCACGTTCTCTGATAATTGGTTTAGAACTTTGTTTAACCTCTTTTAAGATTGGTTTAAGCTCTTCCCTTACCACTTTTCTAACGATTACTTCTAATAATTGTGCTAATTCTTTTGCCTTCATAATAATATACTTTTATATAAATATTGAATTGTTTTGTTTTATACTACACCAACCCAAGGAAATGGTGTGGGTGTTGGTGGTGATGGTGGGGGTAGTGCCCCATCATACTTTCCACTAATACTAGCCAAATGTGCTGTGAATGTTGTAATCATCTTTCCACATATAATATTACCCATAGGTGTACTTACAGGTGGATTGTTCCAAGCTGCAAATAATCCTGATTGGATTGTTGCGGCTACACCCCCATTTAACACTTTGTTAATTTTGTTTGGAGTAGCCAACAATGTTGGATTTGGTATGAGTGGTGGTGTTACAGGAGGTGGTGCTGGACTAAACTCAACCTTACTCCAATACTTAACCAATTCGTTAGCCCAAGGTGTAAAGTGTGATGGTATTGGTTTCTTTTCCGATTTGTAAATCTTCTCCAACGCATCTGCTATAGCATCTTCAATACCCTTTGATGATGGCCGTTTCATTGGTATGTTTCCAGGTATTAATATTACGTTAGCAGTAGCAACAGCTTTGTGGTACTCATCAGCAATCTTCTTAGCAGTTTGCTTGAAAGTTTTCTCCGTCTTAACATCATCTAAGAAGGGAGCTACGCTGGATTGGAATACTGGCCATAGTGCGGGCATTTTATTGTTTCATCTTTTTTAGTTCATCAAAAATCTTCTTAACCTTAGCTGCGTTTGTAGAAGGGCCTGTGGGACCTACACCAGTTGTATATGTTGCTTTAGCCGAAGTTAAATCTACCAACTCACTTACCAAATCTTCCATAAGGGTGAAAAATTTATCCATCTCCATAGCCCATTTAGGAGTTGCGTTTACAATATCTTTCTTACCAGATATGATTACTCGCTCATCTCTTGCATTTAAAAATAACCTATCTGAATTTAATACAATTGATGGGTCTTTCCATAAGTTTGGATTTTTAACACCATCACCTATTTTTTTCTGAGATGGTTTTAATTTTAGTTGTTGTTTGGATGTTAACCACATCGATGATAAATCATCGTTAATATCTTCTATAATAAATTTATTGAAACTACCACCAGATTTTCTACCATTAGATAATATAGTGATTGGCTCGGATACCTTACCTGGTGCATCCCAACTTGGTCTTTTAGATGTTATTGATAACAGTGGGGTGTATCCAAATCTTAATGAATGTCCGAACCTACCCTCTATTAGAACATCGCCTAAGAATGGTTGTAATGAACCAACATCATCTCTTTCTTCAAATCCAGTTGGAACTCCAATCCCACCACCTGAGAAACCCACACTATCTGCGTTGAGTAGTGCGTTATTATGAACGTTCAATTGTACTGCAGTTGGATTTAGATAATAAGAACGAGTTGTCTGTTTTCCTGGAAACTTAGATGGTGATGTACTTTTAATAACAACAACCTGTTCACCAATTAATGGTACTCTTTTAATGTTTGCATCCAGTGGATATGCGGTTAAACTACTACCCACACCTTGTGTTCTTACTGCTATACTAAGAACTGTATTTGGGTTGTTGTCAGTAAGTGTTATTGATGTAACCGTTCCACTTGTTACGAGTGTACCCGATGCTGCCATTATTCATCTCCTTCGTTTTGAAGAGAATCTATTTTAGCGTCAATTGCCTTTGCATTTTCTAAAAGTTGTTTCTTCTCTTCTTCAGATAATCCTAAACCACCACCCATTTCATCTGAGTTAGCGTCTTTCATCATTCTTTGAACGATTGCTGCAAGTTTTACAATTTGTTCATCGTTCTTAACAGATACTTCCATATACTCCTTAATCAATGGAACTACAACCGTTGCATCGTTTATATTTTTAACCAATGGTTCTAACTGAGCGATTAGAAGTTTTAACTGTCTATCTTTCTTTTTAGAGTTATTGTAGATATCCGACATGATATCTGCAAATGTTTTACCTTTAAATAATTCAGTATCCTTATCCATTACTATCCTTTAATTTATACATCACGGTGATATGACCTGTTTTATTATACTCAGTATAAAGTTCTGCATAAATAAGTTTTAATTTACCAACTACCTTTGTGATATACTGAGTATGAACTCCAGTTCTCTCTCTAATAAGTATATAAAGTGCTTTCTTATTGTACGAATATAAATCGTTTCTGTTTTTAAATAACTCATTTATAGAATCTGCTATTGCCTTATCTCTATCTTTTACAAATAAATCATCCAAATGATAATCAATGTATTGAGTGTAGTGGTCTATAAAATCTGATTTAGATTCTTGCATTTGTTGACTAACCACCTCATTAACAATATTACGAGATGAATCAACTTTGGTTAAATCATCTCTAGATTTCATTCGTGCATAGTTGGCATTGTTTTCATTGAACAAATAGTTTCTTGCTACTACTGTAAAATATGAAAATGCTCTACCATTATCACCATTAAACTTATGAATCTTTTCATTAAGAAACGCAACTACATTTGCTTTAACATCTTCATATGGTACATCAAAATAATAGGTTTTGTATGTATGAATTACATTCTCTGCCATTTTATCAAATGGATAGTGAATAAATCTGTTATAGATTTTATTTTTTAGTTTCTGGTCATCACATCCATTATATGCGTTAATAGCAATCTCAGTAATCTTTGTGAAATATCTTTTACTCTTTCTCTTTCTCGGCATCTAAGTTATATGTTTCGTTTAATTGTTCCAATGCGGATTTAATCTCTTCAAAGATATACCCACTCTCATCATCAGCCTCAAACGAACCTAACCTATCTACCTTCTTCATTCTACCATATGCATTTTTCATAGATGTATATGTAGACTCTAAATACGTGTCTGCGAACTCCACCTCATCTTCTAATGCTTCGTTTTTACGAAGGAGATTGTATGTTGTGTATCCTAATAGTAAGGTTGAAACTGATAATATTACTATGAATAATAATTCCATAATTATGCTTCCTCTACTTCACCAAAGATAGATTTAAAATCAATCTTCTCCGGCATAGTTACGTTTTCTAATTTTTGTTTCTTAGTTGGTCTACCACCTACGTTCTTCGTAGTGAGCTCACCTTGCTTCATCTTCATCCATCTTTCGTTTTCGAATCTAGCAGCCATAATATCAGCTTGGTGCATTACAAATGGTAATCCAGTCTTTAATGAGTTATCTTTATTGTATGCTATATAATATTCTTTGTTAGCATCATCATACAACCCATCAGTAAGTTTGATACCTAAGTATTCTACCTCTGATATTTTGATTCCAAAATGATTCAACATCCAAAATGTTCTATCATTCAAATTCATCCAATGCATTGATGGATTAGTTTTGTAAATCTTTCCTTGATTCTCAACATGCCATTGTGAATCATTTGGGATGTACCAACTCTCATCAGCGTTACCAACTTTACCTAAGTCGTGATGGAGTGCTGTAAAGATTACAGTTTCCTTATCGTATCCACCATCACCGATTCCTAACTCAGTATGTAAATCGAATACCTTAACTGCATTTCTCGTAACTCTCAATACGTGGTCAACATATCCACCAGCAAATGCGTTGTGGAAATGTTCGGTTGATGATGCAGGCGTAAGGATAATTCTATCTTCAAGATGGTCATACATTTTGTTAAGAGCTTCCAATCTCTCACCTGTAAACGTTTGGTTAATTAACTTACGAAACTTTTCGTAGTTTTCTGCTATTTGATTTTCATCTAAAATGTGTATCATAACTTTTAATTTTTATTTATTTTTCTTCTAATACAGATAACAATTCACTTTCTCTATAAATGTTATAAGTATCTTTACCATTTCGGTGTTTAAATCCAGTTCCCTCTAACAGAACTAAATCACCAGCCTTAACGGTCATTGGGATTGAATCCCCCGTCTGAGTAAATAACCCATTACCAACTGCGATAACTTCACCCAGCATTGTGGTATCTGAACCAGATGGTTTGTATAAACCACCTGCTGTTTTTTCATCGTGTCGTTTTACAATTTTTACGACAACTCTATCCCCTAAAGGTTTGTAACTAAATTCCATATCTTAAATTATTTTATCGATTATACCTAATTCTAATGCATCGTTTGCTGATAAGAAGTAATCGTTTTGTTGATTCTCTTCCCACCACTTCTTATCCTTCTTTGTACACTCTTTCATAATTGTATTACAATCATCTTCCAATTGTTCTGCAAACTTTGCGTTTGATTTTAAATCTGAAAGTTTACCTGCTGCGAATGATGATAGTTGGTGAACCATAATCTTAGAATGTTTAGATGCCGCTCTAACACCAGTACCTGCTGCGAGTAATAACGCTGCTGCACTCATTGCTGAACCTCTACATACAATGTTGGTTTTGATACCGTCGTTGGTATCTAATGACCGAATGTAATCTATTAATCCTAAAGTTTCAACAACATCACCACCTGGTGAGTTAAGAAGAATTGTTATTGATTTTAAATCTGAGTTTATTTTTTTAAGTAATCTTACTTTCGATATAACATCAAATGTTAAACCTTGAATGATTTCGTCTTGAACTAAAATAACATTATCTCTGATATCTAATCCATAATCGAACTCTCTAAACTCTTGAAACCACTTCTCTTTTTCAGATGGAGTAGTTTCGTATCTTGCCTCAATATTACCACCAGTTGTAGTGGTTCTACCTTCGTTATACAAATCACTCATAATTTTTTAAAGCCTTTTTTTAAAGTTTGTTATACAAATATACGAATAAAATTTGAATTATCCAAATTTATTTTCTACCTTCTGCTGCTGCAACCGAATCATTGTATTTCTTTTTCGTAGGTTCACCATATAGGTTTATGGCATCTTTATCAGTAGGTATGAATTTTACCTCTTCGACTTCTTCTTTGTGGATTTCCACCTTTTCTTTTGGAGTTTCTTTTCTTTTTTCTCCCACTTCTGGTTTAGGTACTGATATTGATTCCCCATCCTTCTCATCATTAATGGGTACTTCCACAATCCTAGTATCCCTAAACAACTGAGTGTTAGTACTATTACTATTTCCATATTCATCCTTATTTAAAAGTTTATTTAATGCGATTACCATTGAGATTGCAAGTGGGTCAAATACAAATACAATTAGTAGTGTAAACCAGTTTACAATCACCCCCATTGATTTACCTGTAATCTCAGCCATATATCTCAGAGGCCCAACTTCTGCTGCAATCTCATTGTTTGATTCTAAATCTAAAATCTTTAAATCCAATTTGGTTATTGAATCTGTTAATGCTTCCATTTTAATTGATACACCATCACGGTGTTCTTTCATATCGTTTAATTGTTCAGTAAGAACTCTACGAGTGGATGATGATGTGGTGGTTATAATCTCACCAGTCTCTCTATCTTTGTATTGAATAGTGTTATTGGATAACCCTTTGGTAAGTTCTGTAATAGAACCATTTAACTGAGTTCTTTCCGATTTATATCCATTTAGAGATTCTTCAAATCTACTTTTCTTTAGTTCAACAACTTCAACTTGCTTATCTAATACTCCTAATTGGTCAGCAGTCTTTTGATATGCTGATGTTAGGAATCCATAGATACCGGCTGATGTAATTAACATAAGTGTTACTAATGCTATTGTGAGATACCACTTCATCCAACCAGCACGTTTCCAATGGTTGTGTAGGTATGATGCGAGTATAAGTTTAGAAAACTCCAAAGCGGATGCCATAATGATAACTTCAAATCGTGCACCAGCGAACAAAGAACTTAGTCCAAATACTGAGTAGTATGCTGCTGAACCTGCTAATGCAAGGGTACTTAAACTCATCAAAATGATGAACCAAGTTCTTTTTGAAAAAAAGTTATCAACAAATTTACTTATTTTTAGTTTCATTAAATTCCTGAATTGTATTTATATCAAATTCTTTCTTATAAGAAGAATGGAGTTGTTAATACAACCCCATAAATCTAATAATAAATATTAAAAAGAAATTAATTAAGATACTTAATCAAGCTTAACCCCATATTATGCGTTAACGCTTCTGTATTCTAAAAGGGTTAATTCTTTAGCTTTTGCCTCTATCATCACATCTACATCTAACCCATAAGTATTAATATAATCAGATATATAATCTGAATGTGCCTGAGGTTTAATTGAATCGTTATTCTCATGTAACGATTTACTTTCAGAATAATGCCACCTGTATTGAATTTATGGTGATGGTAATCGAACACAATAGGAATACCAATACGTTCATGTATGTACATCAAATCCTTTACTGAATACATACTAGCTTTATCATCATTCTCTACAGTCAAACGTGTTTGTACGGATTCAGGCAATCTCTCAAAGTTCTTACAGAATCTATCCATAGCGGAAATCTTATCACCATACACACCATTACAATGTATGTTAAGCTTGTTGTAAGGAGTTCTACTTAATCCCATCATATCAAACACCTCACCATGTATAGAAAGGTCTGTGATGGTGTTTTGTACTACTCTTTCGTTTGGAGATACCAATACATTGAATGGGCCAGGATGTGATGTGATACGATGACCATATTTGTTAACAAGATGACCAGCGCCAGATAATAAGTTTTTAATACGATGGTAATGTGGTAGTTCTGATAATGGATACTCAGATGACCAAGGGAACACATTAGAACTCATTCTAAAGAACTTAATATCATTCTGTTCATTCCATTTGATAATCTCAATTAAATCCCTTACGTTCTGAATACTGAGTTCAGATGCATACGGAATACCCTTTTCATTAAAGGTACGTTTAATCATACTACGATTGGTAGTAATACCTTTTTTACCTAGCGTCATATTGATACACGCATATCCTAAATTCCCCATAACTATTCTTTGTTTTTATGTTTCTTTTTACGAGTATATTTCTTCTTATTCTTATGGACGTTACCACGCACAGCCTGCCATATCTCCTGTATGGTAAACTCAGTCTTTTGTAGTTTATCTTTGTTATCACCCATAATACTATAAATATACTATCACTTAATTACCCTACTAAGATAATAAAAAAAGGGGAGTTTTCCAACTCCCCTATGTTAAGTTTATGTTAAGTTTCCTCTAGCGGTTCAACATCTACAATTTCCTCACAAAAATAATAGAATGGTTCTTTCTTCAAAACGATATCGGCTCTGAGGTGTTCACGCCAAGTCTGAACAATTGGATTATGTGTAATCCGAATCTTCCTTAGAACTATGTAGAGTTTCCCCCCTTTTTCTATAACTTCTTTACAAAACACTTACTTAACTGTTACCTCAATCACTTTAGCTTTCTTTTCTTCCAACTTAGGAATACTGATTGTTAATACACCATCCTTAGTTTGGGCGGCAGTTTTAGAAACATCCCAATCTTCAGAAATCCTATAACTCTTATTGAATGTTCTACTATCATTTTCACCTGTGATTGATAGAATACTATCCTCTACCTTAACTGAGATATCTTTTTTAGATAACCCTGGTACATCAAACTCCATTGATAATACATCATCTTCAATTTTCATATTGCGATTAAAGTAATCTGATGGATGCGGTCTGTTCCACATATGTAAATTACCATCCCTAAGTAGTTCATTTACTAATTGCTCTGTTGTTTTAAAAATCATATTCTCCTTTTTTAATGTTTAAACTTACACATAGTATATTTCAACTTGTGTACCATTCTAATAAATCGGAAATTATGTCATAATGAACTGACAGATTGTCAGTTAAGTGAGATTGGCGAACCTTCACCAATTAAATCAAAAGTTAAAATTACATCCCAAGGTTCGTATTTTGTAAATTCAACATTTTGATTTGATAGTATAAGACCATTTAACATCATATCGTTAGCAACCTTCATCAATACGGCTAACTCAGAACCTGTAAACATTATTTTACCGTCTGATGTAAACTGTAAGGTTACATCTTGCCGTATCTCATCCATAGGTTCTTCTTCGAACTCTATTTCAAAAACATTATCAATATGCTCACCATTATATTCGTGCACAAACTCACCGACCATTAAATCGTAAACATATAATAGCTTATCAACATCTTCTAATGTATTGAAGAAATTGAACTCACCCTCATCCCAATATTCATTATCGTGCATAATCACTACTCCTATATGTTCTGTTTATCTCATATGCTAACCAAGCGGCATCTACATTTAAAGATTTAAAATAATCTTCAGTTAACATATATACTTTTAATTTACGGAGTCTAGCATCCGAATCAGATTCAGACTTTAGGATTTCTAATATCCTATTCTTAAATGGTTCTTTGATTGTATCTATACTCATCATATATAAATATCATTATTTTATCTTTCCTCTGTATAATTGGTTTAAATATCCTAAAACTTCTTTTGGAAATATCATTCGCTTTGTGTGGAGTTGTTCCACCAAAACATCTAAGAATTTATGTATGTGCTTATAACTATCATCAGATGATTGTAGTTTATCTTTTAAAACTTTAATCCTATAATCGAATTTCTCTATATAATCATCCGATGCTGATTCATTTGATTGAAGATATCTACTTATCATATACCTTTCAGAAAACCATAGATGTGGTTTCGCATCATCTGTAACTGTTTTCTTTAATACCGTATCTACGAATTCAGATAGGGTTAGTATATCAGGAACAGCTTCTTCAAACTTGGTGTAGGAAACCCATTCACGGGCTTTCTCCATATCCGGGTCTCCTAAACCTAATTGTTTAAAGAATTCGTTTGTTTCCATTCATTAGAATAATCCTAATCGGATTTTTTGTCGATGTGTTTGTTGAGCAGCTTCTAAGGTTTCTGCAACTTTAGTACATTCTGCCCAAGTTAAATCAACTGAAAAATTTCCAATTTCTAAAGTACCAATTGGGATACTTCTATCAGAGTAGTTAGATTCACTTAAACTATCCGACATTGCGAAATCAATATCGTTATAATTTTTACCTAACTTACGGAGTCTCTCTCTATCTTTTTCATGAGTTGCACCTCCGTGATTAACTGTACCTCTTGGTTTTCCGTTGTATCTTTTCATAACATTGTAATTAAGTGTTAAACTATTTACAATAAATATGAAAATATCTTTAATGAAATCAACTATTTACGTTTATTTCTATTTGAAATTCTATTGAACTTTTTCTCAAAAGATGCGGCATCCATTCGGTTAGGATTAGTTCTCTCTATATTCTGATGTACTTTCATAGTTTCACTAACCACTAACCACGCATCAGAAACACTTTGTTGTGGTGGTATCATATACTCGCTAACAACAGAATCTTCTGTTCCAGTTGATACATAATACAACCCATCTTTGGATATTCTTGTAGTTGCTTTAGGATACTTTTTTAGTACTCTCTTCTTTATACGATTAAACTTCTTCTTTTCCACTTTCTTTAGATTTAGTAAACGACTTTGTAAGACTACTATTTATAAATGATTCTGCGTTTTTATCATCAACGTAAACATTTTCATGCACCTTACCATCTTCTGATTTGATTGTGTATTTATATCCTTTCTTAGTTGGTAGCTTTTCAACTACACTCCCAACCTTTAAAACTTTAAATACACTCACAATTACAGTTGAACCTGTTACATAATTCATTAATTACTCCTAGCTAATAACCTTTATGATTTTAGTTTCCAATACTGATGTAACTTCGAATTCCAAACCATCGTTCTTAAACTCTTCATGTACTTTTGTTTCTGCATCGGTTACCGATACTGCGTGTACACAATATTGTTCCATCGTTTTCTTTTGACGACCCTTGTCATCAGTTGTAACTACTTTTACTTTTGCAATGTAATACTTCATAACTTTGTTTTTAATTATATTTAATGTTAAATTTTTCTTCTAATTCTTGTTCGGTAAGTAGTGCATATGAACCATTACACTCACCCAATTCCATATCTTCAGTAAGGGTGTGGTAATACGATACCACCTCTTCACCATTGTGTTGTCTACCTGCTGGAATAACCATCATTTGAATTGGTAGAAACACATTTTGAAATTGTTTAAATAAACGAGGCCCAATCTCATCTGGCCCTTTCTTAAATCGTTCTCTGAGATGTTCGTAATACACTTCATCCATTTCACTCCACTCATCAGTAGGTTGTGATAAATACTCTTCCATCTCATTTGCCGCAGCCTGTAATGCTTCCATCTCTTCTTGAGAAACATCACCTGTATTCCAATACTCTTCTGGTATAGGATTTTCGTTTTCTTTACTCATAACTTATATCTACATTTTGATTTAATACATAACCAACATCACCATCGTCAGTCTCAACCTCATTGAGTATTCCTTTATCCTTTAATTCGGAAACTGTATTATCTACATTCTCTTTGATAATCTCTTTGGTGATTTCCATAACCAAATCCATAATAGATTCAGCATCTAAATTGTTTTCAGTAACATTTGAGTTACTCATCGTTTTATAGAATCTAGCTTTAAACTTATGCTTATCTATAAACTCACTTTCAAAGAATCCATCTTCTAAAAGGGATTCGTAAATATCGTTTGTTAATCCTTTAATATCCATATCATAGTAATAGTTGTTTGATAAATATACAAAAAATAAAGTTATTATCCAAATCTTTTTTAAAATAAACCCCACATCAAAGTGGGGTCTACTTTAAGAGAGTTAAACAATATCTTAGAATGGGTTACTCAAATCTTCAGTTTCAGTATTGAACAAGTTCTCTTCTTCAGAAGAACCAACAAACTTTTGAACGAACTGTCGAATGTAAGTACGTTCTGATTGAGCACCACCAGCATCATCGAATAGTGGGTAGATTGTAATCTCAGCAGCCTCAGCCAGATTAAACCCATCGTAGAGTAGAGAACCAATCTCAACTGCTGTACGAGTCGATAGTGAGTTAGTGAGTTGTGGAGTTTCCTTCTTAACCTCAGAACGGGTCATTGAAGTAATCTCAGCAACTGAGTTGATTAAGTTCACATCAACTGAAGGATACATCATTTGAAGTAGTGATTTTTCTTCATCAGATGTCAAAGTATCCATCTCAATAATTGTGAATCGGTCAACAATCGCACGGTCAAGTTGACGGGTGGCGGTGTATTCATTACCGATGTTAGCCGATGCAATGAAGGAAACACCCTCAGCAACTTTCACAACAGGCGAATCGGATGCCTCATCCAATCGTAGGTAACGTTGCCCAGCATCCAACACTGTCATTAGAATGTTGTGAGCCTCAGGGTGAGCCCGGCTAATCTCATCCAACACAATCACAGTGTTTGGAGTTTGAATTGCTTTAACGAATGGTGATGGTGAGAACACAGTTCCTTTCTTAGTATCGAACTGAGTGTTACCAATCAGAGTAGCACGGGGGTCTTGTGTAGAACCTAAGTTGAAGATTTCCATATTGTAACCTTCGATGGAATTAGCAGCTGCTTTAGCGGCCATCGTTTTACCACAACCAGCAGGCCCAGTCATCATAATATTCTTACCACGAAGAATGTTACGAATCAGATACTTCCATTTTAGTTCACTCATAAACAACATCTTTGGTTTCAAACCATTAGCCTCAGAGTGAATGAACTTTAGGAAATCTTCTTCCATTGGTTTCTCAACTGCTTCTGAAGGTGGTGGTGTACTAACCATTTTGAATGCTTCCAAACCACCATTGGGTTGATTAAAGTTCTCAACAGGCTCAGCCCCATTGAACTTCTCAGCAGGAACTCTACCGAACTCTACCGAACCTTCTGATAGGTTACCCTTTACACGTGCTTTGAAACAATACTTAGAAGGATTGTTAGCCGATGCAACGGCTCGTTTATAAAGTGAAGTTCCCTTCTCATTGATTTCAGGAACCAAAAATTCAACACCATTCGTGTCTACTAAAACTAACTCTTTGTTCTCATTACGAACAACTTTAAGGAATACGGAACGCTGTGCTTTAGCCATAATTTTATTTTTTAATTGTTTAACTTTTATTAATTATCTCTCTTTACTATGTAAAGATACTACTTTACTTTTATATATCCAAACTTTCAATGTTAAGTTTATGTTAACTTTTCATATGGTAGTGGCGAGAGTAATAACCCTCATCACCTACATTCGCATCATTCAATGGAGTATAACCATTATACTGATTGGTATCATACAACATTCGTTCAATCATCGTACACATACCAGCTTTAAACTTATCATCACAATACTCATCAGTACGTTGGAGTTGGTTGTTAACGTAATCTAAAACTTTTTTTACTTCAATTGTTTTTCTCATATCTCTCAATCTTACAGTACTAAAGTACAACATATTATTGATATTTCCAAATTTCTAATGTTAAGAAATTGTTAAATCTGTTAACAGAGTTTCGTAAGCAGATGTAGTGTTTTCTATATAAAATACATCAGATAACCCATCCAATTGATATTTGTTGTGGAGAAACTGGCCGAATCTCAAATCATCTGAGTTTCGACCATCCCCATTATCAACAGTCCACGATAGGTATTCCAAATTTAATCTCTCAATATTCAGTACCATTATTCAAACATTTTGTTTAGTGTTCGTGTCAAAGGAATCAGAGAAGTAACATCAATTGCTTCAGCAGATTTTCCATACATCTGTCTGAAGTTTTCGATAGCACTACCATATCTACCTTCTTCAATGAAGTACGATAGAACGTTTACTCCAGCCATTCTCATTTTCTTAACCTGATTGGCAGTGTGGTTAACCGCAGCATCACCACCATATTCAATATCACTATTAGAAAAACCTGGCCATCCATCGGAGAAGTTAATGAAGTAACTCTCAGCACCTTTGTTAGTTTTAGTGATATCATCTAAGATAGATTCGAAACACAATCCCTCAGGAGTAGTTCCACATGGATTAATGTATTGAAACAATTGTTGAATCTTAGAGAACTTATCAGTACGAGAATCATATGCAATCAACATCAAAGGTTGAACCGATTGATGTGAACCACCACCTTGTTGAATTGAACGATAAGAAATCACAACATCAAGATTAGAGGTCATCGAAGCGGCCTTAGCGATTGCCACAGCAGCCGTTTGTGAATTAGTCCACTTCTTACCACCCATCGAAGAACTCGCATCAATGGAGATGTGAATCAACGCAGGTTTGTGTTTGTTAACCACTGTCTGGTCAAAGATTTGAACATTACCCATACCCAACTCATGTAACAAACGACCTGAGATTTTACCATTCTTCATACGAGGTGTAACCAATGAACGTTCCTCAGAACGAACTTTCAAACGCTTACCAAGCATAGTACCAATCTGAACACCTTTAGTGATTGCAGGTTGGTTACGCTCACAATACCAACTGTATGTAGATAACATATCAATGGTATCAGAATCAATCAAACCTTTGGTAAAGTTACGAACCACAACAACAGATGTTGCTTTATCCTGTTTCCAATAACGACCTGATTGATAATCCTTACCAGCCAACTTTTCATCGATACCAGCTTTAGAAAGTGTATCTAATTTTTGATTCTCACCTTTACCAACTTTCTTCTTTTTGATATCACCATTTTGGAAATCTTTTTGTTTCTTAATAGCGTTATCCAATTGTTTTTTCTGGCGGTCTGAAAGTTCCCCCTCACCACTACTAACTTTGTTATCAGCGATTTCATTGTTAGAACCATCACCACCCGCACCATTCGGATTGTAAGAAGAACGACCTGATTTTACATCATCACCTTCAGCATCACCTTTGGTATCATCAATACCATTTGAATCTTGCTTTGATTGACCATCACTCTCAGGCCCTTCAGTATTATCAGTACCATTGGTTTCAGAGTTATCTCCACCACCACCAGTACCTTCACCTGGTTGTTGTTCGGTATCATCAGAGTTACCCTCACCATTACCATCACCATTCTCAGGTTGTTCAGATGGTGGAAGTGAATCTTCTACTAATTTGAAAACCTCACAGGCCAACTCAAACGCCTGTTGAGTATTTTGTAATCGGTTGATGTTTTTCAAATCAATCAACTCCCAAACTTTTCGTAACATTGGAAGTGCATCCAAATCACGATTAGAGTTGGTGATGTTAATGATACGGAACATATAAGATTCCCAATCCTCAGTACGATACTCTGAAGATTGAAGTCCCTTATCGATAATCTTAGCATTGAAGTACTTATCGTACATTGCGTGGTAGTAACCTTTGTAACCAGGAGAAGTAGAATAGATGTAGTAATCAATTCTACGGTCCTCAATCACATTCAACAAATCTTTGATGTTACCCGCAACCCAACTACGAACACTATCATAACTCATATAGTGTTTAGCTTCCAAATCCGATAGGTAACTATACCCAATCGGTTGGGGAAAATCGTAATTACGAAGTTTATCTAGTGATGAAAAATCGGTTAACTTAATGTGAGAACCTTCATGCAGTGCCAGCCCAACAGTAGGGTCAAACTCTTTATCATCCATCTTAGCTGAAATGGTAACGGTCTTACCATCAGTATAGGAATTATCACCACGCTGGTCAAACATCACTTTGATGTTCTCATTGGTAACGATGTTAACGAAGTTTGATACTGCCCGTTTGTATGATGCTAAGGCGAGAAGATTTGATTGTTTCTTCTCAACTACATCAACAACATCAGAATCATCATCAAACAGGTCATCTCGTAACCAATAGGAAGAATATTTTGTGTTATCTCTCATATGTTTATCTTTTCTCATTATTACAGTACTAAAGTAGTGAATATTTCTGATATATCCAAATTTCTAATGTTAAATTTATGTTAAAGTTATTAACAAGTTATCAACACTTTAAATCAATGCTTTGTAAATTTTATTGTAGTTAATCGAACATAATCCGATTATACCTATCATAAATGACATAAATGCGAATCCCATCTCATTGAGAACACCCGCAAAATGTATTAGGGATTGAACTTTACCTAACATAGTTCCGATAGATAATCCGAACCCACCTAACACTAACAAAATCGCTTGATAATTTTTCATACTATATAATCTTTATCTCTTTTACTATGTAAAGATAATAAAAAAAGGGGACTTTACCAAGCCCCCAATGTTAAGAAATTGTTAAATCTTTTAGATTAATTACCTAATCTGTAAAAGGAAATCATATACCCAGTACGTGAATCCCCTCTAAATGTGATTTGTGCTTCAGTATCCTCATGCCCAATCTCTCTATACATTTGAGATTTCATGTTATCGGCCATAAAGAAACAACCATTAAATTCGGGTGTACCCTTAAAGAATACACCTACTTTAGAAAATCCTCTTGGAGCTCTACATGGAGTTACGTTAGGTGCTGATGGTGTACCAACTGCTCCTGGTGCTACATTTAAATTAACAGGACCTGATATTGGTGATTGATTAGTACCTACTGATTCAGATTTAATTACTATGTTTTTTATAGTTACTTTTCTTCCGTTAAATCTGTTTGGATTACCTGCGAATACCTCACCTGGTATTGCCATTTGTGCGAACGTTGACCCAATCATTCCGATTGTAAGTGCAACTGATAGAATCATCTTTCTCATTGTATAGTATATAGTACAATATCTATACCACAACCACCAACCATCAGATTTCTTCGATGAACTTAATTTGATAAAGGTGATTGCCTATTTTCTTCCTCATCAATCAGTTGATTAAGTTCTTTTGTTACCCAATCCAAATTTTCACCTGATGTGTTAAAAGGTTCTTGTTGTAATTCTTGAAGAAGTTTGTTTTTATTTTGTTCCGCTTCTTCTCTTGTCTCTCTTGTCCATTTTTTGTTTTCCATAATTTATTGTTTTAGTTTGATAATGGTGCTTTAATTGTTGAATGTGATTGATAGTTATCTAAAGTGAAATCAGATGGTTTATAACATTCCCAATCATCTTTCATACATAAGTAATTAGGTAACTCATTTAGTTTAGGTAACTTCATAGGTTCTCTAGTTAGTTGTTCTTTTGCTTGTTCAATATGATTTGAATATAAATGTACATCTCCTAAATTACCAATCAATTCATCAGGAATCATATTAACTTCTTTTGCTATGATTTCTAATAACAACCCATAAGATGCTATATTGAATGGTAATCCTAAGAATGTATCTACTGAACGTTGATTCCACATTAGAGATAACTTTCTGTTAGGTACATTCTTTTCATCTAAATCAGATTCATCGAGCTTTGATGCATATGATATATCTTTACCAATTGATGATGTCCAATATAATGCTCTTTCACCGAAAGTCATTTCCTTAGTGTAACATTGGAATCCATAGTGGCAAGGTGGAAGAACCATTTGGTCTAATTCACCTACATTCCAAGCGCTGACCATTAATCTTCTACTATCTGGATTTGTTTTGAGTTCGTTAATCAGGTTTTGAATTTGGTTTATTGGTTCTCTTCTTGAGATATCTGATTCTTCTATTTTTTGAGTTTTTGACGAATAATGTTGACCTATCTCATTGTAATGTTCCCATCTTATCCATTGCTTACCATAAATTGGGCCTAGCTCGCCCCATTTTTTTGCCCTTAAAGAGTCATTTTTAATAGTATCAATAAAGCTCATTATTGAAACTGGATTCTTTGTAGTCTCTTTGTATTTTTTATAAGCATCACCATTCCAAATGTTACATCCATTGTCTACCAAATACTTAATGTTTGTATCACCTCTTAGAAACCACAATAACTCGGTTACCATAGTTTTAAATGCAAGTTTCTTAGTTGTAAGAGCAGGAAACCCTTCTTGCATGTTATGTCTAATTGTATATCCAAAAATAGAACGTGTTCCTGTTCCGGTTCTATCTTCCTTCTCTACTCCAAATTCAATTATATCCGAAAGTAGTTGTTGATATTGCTTATCTAATTTATTCATATTACTTACCTTTAAAGTATTTAATAAGAATATGTGCTGAACGATAGTTAGTTGCAAGGGGTACATCGTGTACATCACATAATCTCATTAACATAGAGATATCTACATCATGTGGGTGTTTATCTAATGGGTCTCTAAAGAAGATTACACCATCAACTTCACCTCTAGTTACCATAGCACCAATCTCTGCATCACCACCCATTGGGCCTGAGGCAACCTTTTGAACTTTGTCTACTCCTGCGTGAGTAATCATTGTTCCAGTTGTACCTGTTGCTACAATATCAACATCAGTACGTTTAAAGAACTCCAATCGTTTCATAACAAATGAAACCATATCGGCTTTCTTTCCATCATGTGCAATTAGTGCTATTTTCATTTTACCCATTCGTTAAATGCAATTTCATATGCAACTACTTTATCTAATTTAGGATTCGACTCTAATTCGTTTTTAGCATATATCATTACCTCTTCTCTCAATCCATATGAATGAGCCTCCCAAAGTATTTCTTCTATTTGTTGTTCTGCGGTCATATCAATATGTGTTTAGTTGTTCGTTAATTTGTTGAACCAATTTATTATCCTCTTCACATCCGAACTCATCAATCAATACATCTTTGATGGTAGATAGTAAAGCTGATATTTTTGCTTTGGATTTTCTTTTAGCTAACTTAACATTAGTATGTTGTACTTTGTATAGGTGGAATGCTATTGGGTCTAAGTTCTTTAACTTATCTTCGTATTTAGATATACGACTATCAACTGTTCTTCCATCAGTTGAGGTATGGTTTGGTACATACCCTTTATAAAGTTCATCTAACCTACCTGTTAGATATTGGATTTCCATTAACTTATGAATATCTTTATAATCCATTTATTCAATTTTTATTTAATTAGAGCGGGAAGGTGGAACTGCCCCACCATCTCCGTACTGGAAGTACGGCGAGTTTCTCTTAACTCTTTTCCCGCATTAGAGCGGAAGGTTGGAACTGCCCCAACTTCTTCTGACTGGATGTCAGACGGGTTTCTCTTAACCCCTCTCCCGCATTTCTTTTTGTATGGTAGTTACTATTGAATCATCTATTTGATTTTCAATAGCAGTGTTCCATAACTTTCTCATAAATATAATATGATGAGGTTGAATTTCAAATCCCATCTCACCACTAAATGTGTTTTGAGAACCTGTAATCAATGCTCGAACAATATAGATATCACCCTCTTCAACATTAGAAGAGTTTTCCAATAACCTTTTAAGGTAATGGATTTTATCGGTTATATTTACACTATCCCATTATCGGTTATATTTACACTATCCCACTTCATTGATTACAAATATACAACTTATTTTTCAATTACACAAGTCTTTTTTAAAATATTTTTGCGGAAGATGTAGGATTCGAACCTACGATACCTTTCGGTATGCTGGTTTTCAAGACCAGTGCAATCGACCACTCTGCCAATCTTCCAAAGTGAGAGAGACTTCGGGTCTTTCGGGGTTTCTGATAGATGATTTGTTCACGCTCTGACTACTCCAAACCCTTTTTCGTCATTTTAACACCATCATCTACTACAGCTTCACTGTCTCTCTCGTAAATACTTATCCTAAGCGCCCTGTTCTAATGGGAAGGGGGATAAGTCTTTTGGTACACCCGATAGGATTCGAACCTATGACCTACGCATTAGAAGTGCGTTGCTCTATCCAGCTGAGCTACGGGTGCATAATAGAGGGCTACCCTTATGATGAACACCCGTCAGTGCCATTTAACCAGTTGCGGCCATACCTACGTCTAGGATTTTACTTTTTACTCCCTCTATGGTACTCGGAGCGGGAATCGAACCCGCACGGCCATTACTGGCCATTGGATTTTAAGTCCAACGTGTCTACCTATTCCACCACCCGAGCTTCTTAAATATCAAAGAACTTTTACAAATATACAACATAAGTTTCATATATCCAAATCTAATCCCACCAATATCTGATGTTATGTGAGATAAATTCCCAAACTAATTTCTCAGCTCTCTTTTGTTTTTCTTGTGATTCCTTAAACAACTTATCGAATACCTTCTCTACATCAGATGAATCAGCTCTAAATTCCCACGCATGTCTTAGATATGATGAACCATCACCCTTACCAGTATCCTCAAACCAAAAATCTAAAATAGTAGAACCATACAGTTCTTTCATCTTAGTTTGATACTCACATCCATAGTCCTCATCATAAACTTTATTAAGAAGTTTGATTGCTGTACGGATTCGTTTAGCCCTGATATCAGCATCAACGGTCATCGCTCTATCTGATTCCATAAAATCAGCAGTTCGTTCTAATTGATACTTAAACAAATTAATAGCATGAGAATAATCAAAATCATACCCCTTCCAAATGATAGGTAGGAAATCCCATACTCGTTTTAGTCTACGAAAGAACCATTTTATATTTCTCATAAATCAAATTCTAATATTGCTTTCATAATTTACTTATCTATTTAATGATTCATTTTCGGAATCCTCTTTTCCAGAACGCCTTGCCAATCTTAATGAATACCCCACTAAACATCCACCAAAAAAAATTGATAGTAATGAGGTTGTTGATGTAAACAATAACCCAATACACATTAGTATTATTGCGTGTCCATATGTTGTTATTCTCATTTACTTTTATAATATAAAATTAATCAAACCATTGTGTACGATTTGTTTTAACATTTTTAACGTGCTTTGATGGTTCATCTAAACCCTTTTCATTCATCTTATCAATGATACGTTGGGTGTTTATTTTATCACCTTCCTTACCAATCTTTTTAGCGGTTTGGTATTCTTCTTCAGTTAAGCCTCTACCTTCCATTGCCGCATTCATAACGGCAAATCTTTTGGTATGATATTCACCCAATGGTTTAGTGAATTGTTTTAGGTACTCAGATTTAGAATCTAAGTATTGAAAGAACTCTTCTTCAGTAAGGTTCTCCATTTGTGCATCGGTTAATTCGTTGTTAGGGTCGTACTTCATATTACTTTAATCCTTTAGTTGTTTTTCTACCTAATGCAATTGCAATCTCTGATGGCGTCTGTCCCATCTTACATTGTTTCTTATACCACCAATATAAATCTTCAGTAGTACCTTTACCTCTCTGACGTTCTAATGATTTATCCCAAAGACACTTACTAAACTCAGATTCTAATTCTTTCTTTAGTTGATTTAATCTTAGTTGCTCTTCTTCTAAACCTTTCTCCAACAACTTCTGTTCTTTGATACGTTTCATCTTAGCACATTGGTGAGCTTCATGCTCCTTATCTTTAAGATTTTTCATTGGAGATGTATTCATATAGTTATCATACATCTTATGATATAACTTACGATTATCATCTGCCTCTTTAAAGAAAGGTGATGATTCAAAATCACCATTACGAATCTTTAGTAATAGTGGTGCATTTGATTTAAGTGGTTTCTTACGATACTTACCAGATGTAAACCAACGGAATTTATTATAAGCCATATCTTTTTCTTTTATAAATCAAAGATACAAAAAAGGTTTGGAATAACCAAACCTCTAATGTTAAAAAATGTTAAATTGTTATAGCGAGTTGCCACTTCAACCACCCGATTATAAATTCGTAATCACCATTAAGCACTCTAGTATGGGTAACCTTTACGAATGGCAGTATGTA